TGCGAGATCGTTGCATGGGGACGTAACAAGGAAAACTGGTCGGTGGATTACGTCATTCTTGATGGCGACACCGCACGACCGGAAATCTGGAGACGGCTGGACGAAGAGGTTCTGCAGCGTGATTGGCCGCATGCCACAGGCCACACCATGCCGGTGCGGGTGATGGCAGTGGATAGCGGTTACGCCACGCAGGACGTTTACGGCTTCGTACGCAACCATCCCCAGGCCGTCTGGGGCGGTAACGGCGCACGCGCCAGCCAGCCGCGCACGGTCGTGGCCGTCAAAGGCCGCGATGCCGAAACGGCTCTAATCCTGAACGTGTCAAAGGCCGACACGGGCGGGAAACGACGTGGTTTGCGGGTCTGGAACGTATCCGGCCCTGTGGCCAAGATGGAGCTTTACCGTTGGCTCAAGCTGGAATGGCCGACCGACCGTGAAATTGCGGATGGTGCGGTGTTCCCGCCTGGGAGCTGCCACTTCCCGCAATATGGCGAGGAGTATTTCAAGCAGCTGACGGCGGAGCGCCGCGTCATTCGCGTTGTGAAGGGTTTTCCGCATGCGACCTGGGAGAAAGACCCCAGCCGCAACAACGAAGCCCTTGACTGCCGCGTGTACGCCCGTGCCGCTGCCACTATATACGGTATCGACCGGATGAGCGAATTCAAATGGCGCAGTTTGGAACAAACGCTGGGCGTGGAAGCTGAGATTCCTACGCGCGGGGTGGAAATCCCCGTGACCGAAGAAGCCAAGGCCGAACCGCCAAAACCGCAAACCAAGAAACGGGTCACTGTCCCACAGCGCAAAGCCGTGAGGGCAAGCGACCCTTATTTATGAGGAGGTAACAATGTATTTCTTTAATTCGTCTCGATAGCCGGAATAGAGATATCGCTCCTGCTGTTTGGCGGTAAGGGCATTAATTTCAGAAACCCTTGTTTCGCTAATATTAAGCTTTGCCCAATTCAAATCATGCGTACCAATCTTTGTAGGATCATGCTTTGGAATGAAAGTAAGACAGGCATTAGAGGCGATAGGACAATGAATTCTGATTTGCATCTTCCACCAATCGGTGTGAGATGGATCAATATGCTCCAATGGTTCAAAAGTTGCGTAGTTGTCGCTAACGATAAAATGTCCTGCGCTTGTAAAGCAAAGAAGAGGATCAAAATTTTCTACCAGCTTGAAGAATAAATCTTCAAAGAGTGTGTTGAAAGTGGCTGCAAAAGAAAATCCTCTGTTGGATTGCATGCTATCAGCGTATTTTTGAATAGCTTCTTCAGGTAGAGCCTTTTTCCTCCCTTTTTCTTCCAAAATAGCACGCATGTCATTTGAAGAACCTTTTGTTTCGGCAATTCGAGCATTTTGGGGCGTACGTGAAATGAGGACAGTAACAAATTCAAGGAGAGATTGAGCGTCGCGCGGCGTATTTGTTTCGATAGAGAGAACACGACTAATAACGCCTTCTGCCTCTGACTCGATTGTAGAAAATTTCTTCTCCAACGCGTCATCTTTATGAGTTTCGTAATGAACAGAATAAAGATGATTTTGAAAAGCAACGGTTTCGGTTGATCGCGGTTCTGAAAGTTTATTAGTCGCGCTGTCATACATAAAGATCTGATTATTTTCGTTCGTAAAGCGTTTCAGCATCATTTGAGGAAAGTGATGCTGCCTTTTTGTGACTTGTTGTTTAGCCATAAGGTCCCCCGTTCAATTCAAAAAGAGAGACTAACATGACAGAAACACTTCTGGAATTGGAAACCCGTCTGGTGCAGGCCAAGGAGGCACGGCATCGCCTTCTGACCGGCACACAGGAAGTATCGGTCAGCCTGCACGGCTATGGCAGCACGACCTATACGGCGGGCAATGTTGAGGCACTGGAGAAATATATCCACGAGCTTCAGATGGAAATCGCAAAACGCAGCGGTACTGCCCGCCGTGGAATCATTCGGACAAGTTTCTAAGGCAAAAAATCATGGTGCAATTATTGGACTCCTCTGGCCAGCCCCTTAAGGCTGGGCATCGTATGCGCGTGAGTGATACCGCGCATCGTGCTGCCTCCTTGCGCACGCGTGAGCTGGCAAGCTGGATGCCGTTGCTGGGGTCGGCAGATAGCGACTTGTTGTCGGAGCTGCCCACGCTGGTGTCGCGGTCACGCGATCTGGCCCGCAACCACGGTGTGGCATCTGGCGCGATTCAAACGCTGGTCGACAATGTGATCGGCACAGGTCTGCGCCTGGCGGCCATTCCTGATTACCGCGCCCTTGGAAAAACCAAGGAATGGGCTGATGAATGGGCGCGACAGGTCGAAAGCGAATGGCGTGCCTGGGCGGAAAGCACTGAATGTGATGCTGCCAATGCTCTGACATTCACGGGCATGACGGCGCTGGTGTTCCGCTCCAGTATTGTAAACGGTGAAGCACTGGCGTTGCCGTTGTGGCTGGAAGAGCGCGGCACACGCTATGCCACAACCATGCAATTGGTGGAAGCTGACCGGCTTTCCAATCCTGCAGGGCGGCAGGACAGCAAAACCATGCGTTCCGGCATTGAGATCGATATGTACGGGGCCGCGGTAGCGTACCATCTCCGCAAAAACCATCCTGGCGATGTCTATATGGGCTTTGGCCTTGATGCGCAGGATTGGGAGCGCATCCCCGCGCGGACGGCGTTTGGCCGCCAGCGTGTCCTGCATATTCATGACAAGGAGCGCACAGGTCAGCACCGTGGCAAGCCGCTTCTGACCTCGATCATGCCGATGTTCAAGATGCTTGACCATTACGAGCGTTCGGAACTGCAGGCCGCCGTGGTTAACGCCATGATTGCCGCCTTTATCGAAACCCCGCTGGATGGTGAGGCCATCGGCGAGATGTTCGGCGGGTCGGTGGACGATTATCTGGCTGCGCGGAATGAATGGGATATTCGCCTGCAGGGCGGTTCCATCATCCCCGTGTTCCCAGGCGACAAGGTCGCGCCGTTCACGCCAAGCCGACCGAACAGCGGTTACGGCCAGTTTGTCGAGAATGTCCTGCGCCACATCGGCGCTGGTTTGAATATTCCGTTCGAATTGCTGATGAAGGATTTCAGCAAAACGAATTATTCCAGCGCCCGCGCGGCATTACTGGAGGCTTGGCGGTATTTCAACGCTCGCCGCCAATGGATGGCGACCTATTGGGCCAGGCCCGTGTACGAGCTGTGGCTGGAAGAAGCAATCAATCGGGGCATCGTGGATGCCCCTGATTTTTATGAGCGCCGTGCGGCATGGACGCGTTGCAAATGGATTGGCCCTGGCCGTGGCTGGGTTGACCCTGTCAAAGAAGCGAAAGCTGCGCAGCTCCGTATGCAGATTGGCTTGTCCACGCTGGAGGATGAATGCGCTGCACAGGGGCTGGATTGGGAAGAAGTTCTCGAACAGCTCGCGCGTGAGAAAGCCAAGATCATGGAACTGGGGCTTTCGATCAATGATGTGAACAGCATTTTGACCACTACCGACAATAATCAGGAGGAAGAAAATGAGGATTTGGAACCGCATCGCCGGTGAGCCGTGGGCGATCACGGAAACAGCGCTGCATACAATTTTGGAAATCGCCGCGCGGGAAAACGAAAGTCCGCAGGCAGTGGCCGCCAAACTTGGCCGCAATCTGCAAAACACCTACAGCGTGGTGGAACGCGACGGTGTGGCAGTCATTCCAGTCACAGGGCCGCTATTCCGCTATGCCAATCTGTTCACGATGATCAGCGGTGCGTCCAGTTACGAGCTGATCGCCCGTGATTTCACCGCCGCGCTGGAAAACCCGCAAATCAAGGGCATCATCCTTGATATCGACTCTCCAGGCGGCGAAGTGAACGGCGTGTCGGAATTGTCCAATATGGTCTTTGCCGCGCGTGGCAAAAAGCCTGTCGTGGCGTATGCCTCTGGCGATGCCGCATCGGGTGCATATTGGATCGCATCCGCCGCTGATGAGATCGTCGTGTCTGAAACCTCGGCGCTGGGGTCAATCGGCGTGGTCGGCATGTATCAAGGGAAGTCAGGAAAATCAGCGGAAGCCGTGGAGATCGTCTCTTCGCAAAGTCCGCACAAGCGCCTTGATCCCACCACGGATGATGGCCGCAGCCGCTTGCAAACGCGCATCGACAGCATGGCGGACGTCTTTATCGAAACCATCGCTCGTAACCGCAATGTGTCTACCGAAAACGTACAAAGCCATTATGGCGGTGGCGATGTGATGATCGGCGCAAAGGCTGTCAGCGCCGGTCTTGCCGACAGGGTCGGCAGCCTTGAAGGACTGATAGCCGAACTTTCCTCCCCACAGAAAAGCCCTCGCACAGAGGGCTTTTTTAATGCCCAAAACCAACCCCCATCAACACAGGAGAAAAACCCAATGGACATTGAAACCTTGAAAAAAGATCACCCCGATCTCGTGGCGACAGTAATGCGCGAGGGCGCATCCGCCGAAAAAACGCGATTGAACGACATTCTTTGCAGCGAAGAAGCCAAAGGTCGCGAAAAGCTCGCAAAGGAAATGGCGTTGAATACCGACATTCACGCCATGGAAGCCCGACAGCTTTTGGCCTGCGCCCCTGTCGAAGAGCCGAAGGCAACGACCTCCTTTGAAAAGGTCATGGCATCGGTCACCAACCCCGCCATCACGCCCGCCAGCGATGATGCCGTCAACGATGTCGATGCGGTCGCCAGCCGTATCGCCGCCGCTGTTTAACCCTCGCAACACAAGGAGAGAACCATGACAAAAGCTGAAGGTTTTAAGGATCAGGGAGAATACACCCCTGATAATCTACTGGCAGGTGAATACCCGCGCGTTGAGCGCGTGGTGACGATTGCTGCAGGCGCTGATCTGACCAAAGGCGCAGTCCTTGGCCGCATCACTGCCAATGGCAAATTCAAATTGAGTGCTTCGGCTAGTGCCGATGGCTCTCAAACGCCAGATGCGGTCTTGGCTGAAAAGGCCAATGCAGCCGGTGGCGATGTACAAGCCGTTGTCTATTTCAGCGGCGAATTCAACGAAAACGCTCTTGTCCTGGGCGCTGGTCACACGCTCGACAGCGTGCGCATCGCGCTACGGGCCAAGAACGTCTATCTGCGCCGCAACCAAAAATAATCCGATCTTTCAAAAAGGAGAAAGCCCATGTCTATCGACATTTTCAACACCCACGTCTTGACCAAGGTCGTGGAAAAGCTGGAGCGTCCCAGCTCTTTTCTGCTCGACGTATTCTTCGGTCAGGAACAGACCGAGGATTCTGAAGAAATCCACTTCGACATCGATAAATCCAAGCCGAAGCTGACACCGTTCGTTTCACCGTTGGTGGCCGGTAAGGTCGTGGATGACGAAGGTTTCACCACCAAGAGCTTCAAACCCGCCTATGCCAAGGACAAGCGCCGCTTTGATCCCAATCGCCCGTTCAAGCGTTCGATTGGCGAAAAAATCGGTGGAACGCTGTCCCCGCAACAACGTCTCGAAGCGAACATCAACCGCACCTTGTCCAAGCAGCTGGAAAACCTGACGCGCCGCGAGGAAGTCATGGCTTCCGAAGCCCTGCGCACAGGGCGTATCACCGTCACGGGCGATGAATATCCGACCGTGGTTGTGGACTTCCAGCGTGATCCGTCCCTGACGGTGGGACTGGCAGGCGGCAGCCGCTGGGGTGAAGCTGGCGTGAATGCGCTGGACAACCTCGAAGATTGGGTTGCCCGCATTCAGGAAAAATCCGGCGCGGTGGGTCGCACCGTGATTATGGATGCGCTGGCATGGCGTGTGTTCAAAGCCGATCCCAAGGTGGAAAAGCTGCTGGATATCCGCCGCCTGCGTGATGCGGCAGATCTGGCGCTGGGGCCGATTGCTTTCGGCCAAGGCAATGATCTGGCGCGTTATGTTGGCACAATCGGCGATCTGGATTTCTGGGTCTATAACGACCGCTACGTTGACGACAACGATGCCGTCCAGAAACTCCTGCCGGATTACACCGTGCTGATCGGCAGCCCGACCCAGCTGGAAGGCACGCGTTGCTATGGAGCGATCCAGGACGAAAAAGCCGGATATCGTGCGCAGCGCTTCTTCTCCAAGTCGTGGCTGGAGGAAGACCCTGCCGTGCGCTGGTTGCTGCTGCAATCAGCACCGCTGATCGTGCCTTACCGCCCGAACGCTTCGTTCTGCGCAACGGTACGCTAAGGAGGGATGGCCATGAAAATCACAGCGATCATCACTCTGCACGTCAACGGCAAAGACCATGCGCCTGGCGCGGTGTTGGATATTGCGGACGATGAGGCCGAACGCCTCATTGCACGCGGTTTCGCAACGTCAGGACAGGAAAAGGCTGCGTCTGCATCCACTCCGGCAAAAACCGCCTCCCCGCCTGCGGGCGGCAAACCCGCCCCGACGATTGAAGATATTGTCGAGGCGATTTCCGGCCTTGATCCTACCAAGGATTACGGCAAGAACGGCAAGCCGAACGTGGAGGCCATCGAAGCCTTGCTGGGCGCGAATATCACAGCACAGCAGCGTGATCAAGCATGGGAAATCTTCCAGAAAGACGGTAAGGAAGAATGAGCTTCCAAGCCTCAGCTTCCAAAGCGGTAGATGCGCTGTTCGTCAAATTTGGGCGGGCGGCGCATCTCGTCTTTCGGGACAATACCGAAGCGGATGCAACGGTCATTCACCGTTTCCCTGACAGGATTGTCGATGTCATGGACACGCGCGTGCATACGGGGACAGACC